AAGAAAAAAGAGAATACGCTAGAGAAGAATATGATGTTAAAAAAAGTGTAAAAGAAATGCAAGAATTTATTAAGGAATTAAATGAAATTAAGTGATATAAAACCAAATAAAGATAATCCACGAGTTATTAAAGATGAACGCTTTAAAAAGTTAGTCAACTCAATAAAAGAGTTTCCTAAAATGATGCGACTAAGACCTATTGTTGTTGATGATGACAATATGGTTTTAGGTGGAAATATGCGGTTAAGGGCATTGCAACAACTAGGTTATACTGAAATACCTGATGAATGGGTGGCTAAAGCTGATGATTTAACAGAAGAAGAAATTAAAAGATTTATTATTGTTGATAATGTAGGGTTTGGCGAAAATGATATGGATATGTTAGCCAATGAGTGGAATTTAGAGGACTTAGATAATTGGGGTATGGATATCAAAGACTTGAAGATTGGCACAGAAGTAGAAGAAGACGAAGTACCCGAAGTAGACGAAGAATCCGAACCTGTATCAAAGTTAGGTGAAGTATATCAGTTAGGCAGACACAGACTTATGTGTGGTGATAGTACAAAGATAGAAGATGTAGAAAAACTAATGAACGGACAGAAAGCAGATATGGTGTTTACTGATCCACCATATAATATCGGGTTTTCATATAATCAGCATCAAGATAAAATGAAATTTGATGATTATAAAGAATTCTGTAAAAGATTTTACGAATTATTGGATTGTGAAAAAACAGTGATAACTCCAGGACCGAAGAATTTACCTATTTGGTATGAAATTATCAACATTAAAGATATTGGTTGGTCAAAAGAAGAAAATGATTTTATTTATGATGAAGGTGTTTGGGATAAAAGCAATACGAGAAGTGGTGCAAGCTGTTTTTATCTGAGAAGATGTGAACCAATTATATTTGTTGGAAAGTTTGACAAAAAAAGAAATACTGATTTATTTGAATATTCAAGAATTATTAATAAAGAATTAACTAATTCTCAGAAAGAGTCTAATGTTGTGAATGTGGCACCTGGCAAGCCAAATAAGTTTGTGGCAGATATAGTTAATTCTTTTTCCAAAGAAAATGATATTATAAAAGATGTTTTCGGAGGGAACGGGACAACCCTAATTGCTTGTGAACAACTAAATAGAAAGTGTTATATGATGGAACTTGACCCCAAATACATAGATGTAATTATAAAACGATGGGAACAATTTACAGGTAATAAAGCTAAAAAACTATGAGTGAAAACAATAAAATAACAAAGGACTTTCCGGCTAATGGATTTAATAAAAGACCTGAGAATATAAACAGAAATGGCAGACCCCCAAAAGAGGAGTCAATATCTGGTTTAGTTAGAGACTTACTTCGCAATAAACCACAAGGACAAGAAAAGACCTATCGTGAGTTATTTGCTATGCGTGTGATGAAACTTGCCTTAGAAGGCGATATGACGGCAATTAGAGAGATATGGGATAGGATGGAAGGTAGTACAAAGAATAATAACTTAAATTTAGCTGTCCAAGTCAACAACATACAAGTAACAGAGGAAGATAAAGAGAAGTGGGCGATTAAATACTTAGAGAGTAATGGCTACACAATAACAAAGTAATTTGAATCATTGTGGGGACAGTCTAGACCCCCACTATGGATCAAATAACACCAGCGATAGAACAACTTATAAAAACAAACAAACTCATTGAGTCCAATGGGTATGTTCCACGATCTTATCAAAAGAACTTTTGGGACGCTTGGAACTCCGGTAAATATACTAAGTTTGTCAAGGTCTGGCACAGACGAGCAGGAAAAGACCTGACTGATTTTAATCTCTGCATCAGAGAGGCGATGAAACAGCCCCAAGTTATTACCTATGTCTTCCCTACTTTAAAAATGGGGCGGGAAATCTTGTGGGAAGGTATGACCAATGAAGGCTATAAGTTCATCGACTTTATCCCCAAAGAGTTCATCGTCGGGAAGCCTAACGATACACGGATGACGATTAACTTTATCAATGGCTCTATCTTCCGTGTGGGAGGCTCTGATTCTCCTGACTCCCTAAGAGGTGGTAACACGATGCTTTTTGTGCTCTCTGAGTGGTCTGAGCAAGACCCTTACACTTGGGCTGTTATCAGACCTATCATTCTGGCTAACGGTGGTAGGGTAGTCTTCAACTTCACACCCAAAGGAGACAACCACGCTAGGACTACCTTTGAGATCGCAGGAGAAGAGGAGAGCTGGTGGCGGGAGAAGCTGACAGCTAAAGATACAGGAGTTCTGACGGAGGAACAACTAGAGCAGGAACTCAGAGAGTTAATCAGAGAGTTCGGAGAGGTAGAAGGCAGAGCTAAATACGAACAAGAATATATGTGTTCATTCGACGCCCCGGTGATTGGTTCTTACTATGGAGAACACATAAACAAAGCAGAGTCCGAAAAAAGGATAACCAGCGTCCCCTATGACGCTTCTGTTCCAGTCAACACGGCTTGGGATTTAGGAGTGGGAGATTCTACGGCTATTTGGTTTTACCAGTTCATAGGACAAGAAATCCATATTATTGACTACTACGCCTCAAGCGGTGTCGGGTTAGAACATTATGCAAATCACTTAAATTCTAAAGGTTACGCATATAACAAGCACTTCGCGCCTCACGATATACAAGTTAAGGAACTAGGAACGGGCAAATCCAGATTGGAAATGGCTAAAAGTTTTGGTATTAACTTCGAGGTCGTACCCAATTTGAGCATAGATGACGGCATCCAGGCTGTTAGGTCTATATTGTCAAGGTGCTGGTTCGACTCTGAGAAGTGCGAGATGGGAATATCGGCCTTAAAGAGTTACCGCAGAGAGTGGGATGACAAAAACAAAGTTTACCGACCATATCCAAAGCACGATTGGGCATCTCACCCCTCTGACTCTTTCCGCTATTTAGCCGTTACGGTCAATAGTGCCTCTCCCAAGAAACCCAAAAAAAATATAATTGGCTATTCCGGTGGAGACCCCATAACCGGATATGGCAGCACACCAATATTTGGATAAAGGGGGACACCGATCTATGGATAATTTAACCGAACAAATACTTATTGAAATACTTAACGAAACCGAGAATGTTCTCTGGAGTTTAGCACGAACTACTAAAATACCTGGCTACGACGATGATGATCTGATGCAAGAGATGAGAATAAAGATTTGGAAAACGATTAAAGCTGATCAGTATGACCCAGATAGAGTACAACCCACCAGTTTTTTCTACCGAGTGTGTAAAAGGCATCTAATTAACCTAAACGCCGCCAGAATTTATAAATATAAGAATAGCCACCCCGAAAATAGAGAATATCGTGATATTTTAGACCAAAAAGTTGATATTCCCGATGATTTAATGCCCGAAGTTGTTGATTTTCCACTTAACTTTGTCCAAAACTTCTCACCTGAGTTTTGTCGGCTTGTATTACCTAGTGAGGAGTTAAATGAAGAAAAGCGAGATATTGAGAACCAGGATTGAATTAGGAATTAGAAACACTAAGGATAAGTTCAAGGTCTTTAACAGTTGTGATGAAGTATATCTGGGGTCTGGCAAGACGCAGTTTACCAATTCCAAGATATACAACCCTTACTCGTGGGCTAATGTTGAGACTATCGTTCCCCGTATGGTGGCACAGAAACCTACTGTTGAGTACAAGCCTCGTGAGCCGATGGACGATTTCTCATCTGAAATTCACACTGCACTCTTTAAGTATTGGTGGGATAAAGATGGTGCGTTTGAAAAGGTAGTTTCGTGGATTAAAAACGCTTTAATATACGGGACTGGTGTTGTTAAACTTTACTGGAAAACCACCGAAAAAGAAGTGACTTCTTATGAGTTTGGGCAAGACGGCAAACCTCTAATGGATGAGAATGGCGAGTTTATAACCAATGTTGAAACGGTAGTTGACTTTGATGATCCTTGTTTAGAAGTTGTCAATATGTACGACTTCTTTTTAGACCCAGAAGCTAGAAATATCCAAGACGCTCAGTGGGCGATACACCGCTACTACAAGAGCTTTGACGAACTAGAGTCCGCAGGGTATTACAAAAACCTAAAGAGACTTAAAAGATACTTAACCTCGAAGATAGAAAAGTCCCCTGAAGAGACGGAAAGAAAAGAGCTAGCTTTCGGCCACGCTGGAGAGTATGACGAAACAGTCGATAATATTGAGATATGGGAGATGTGGGATAAAGACGGTCTAACCGTAATGGCTGCGGGTGAGATCATAATTAGAGAGCAAGCCAACCCATTCTGGCACGGGAAGAAACCTTTTATTGCTTTAAATGACTCAATCGTCCCCCAAGAGTTCTACGGTAAAGGTGAGATTGAACCTGTGATTAAACTACAACACGCCTTAAATACCATTCAGAATCAGATAATTGATAACCGCACCCAGATATTGATGAATATGTGGAAGATCACCGGTGAAAATGTTGATGAATCAGAGCTTATTTTCAGACCCAACGGAATAATCCACCTATCTAACGAATACGAGAAGGTTGATCCGATCGTACCGCCTGACCTCACAGGTAACGCTCAAAAGGATGTTTCTATTGTTAAGGCTGATATACAGCAGGCGCTAGGAATTTACGACTACACGAAAGGGGCAGAATCTGGAATAAATAAGACTGCTACTGGTATCGGTTTAGTTCAAGAAGCTGCCAACGCTAGATTTAAGCACAAAATCCAATTATTAGAAGAAGCTATCAAAGAATTAGGTGATATGGTTCTTTCTCTTTACCAACAGTACATAACCGATAAAAAGGTTATCAGAGTAGTCGGTGAAAAAGGTGAAAAATTTGTCAGAGTATTGCCTAAAGATATCGCAGGGTCATATGATTGTGTGCCGGAAGCAGGATCAACCTTGATGATCGACAAAGACAAAGAGCGTGAAGAGGTAATGAACCTCTACGCTACTTTTGCTGCACAACCTTTCGAGAACTTAAAGATGGAACTGATGAAGAAAATGCTCGATAAATTCGGTATGGAAACTCTAAAAGACGCACTTGATAAGGATATTGAAGAGTGGACACAAAGAATGATGCAACAACAAGAGCAGGAAGCTGTGATGGCCCAGGAACAAGCCGCTATGCAAGAGCAGGAAGCGGCGATCTGAGCAAGGGAATGCTCTAACTTGTATTACTTAGTGAAGGCAAGGTATGGACATCAAAGAACTGTCGAAAAAATACAATCGGGCAAAGGCTTATAAGGACGGACTAAAAACTCCGTTCTTCAAAGAATTAAAACACAAACTTGAGAACGAGATTGATGTTGCAATGAAAGCTGTTGTCGCTGATGTGGTAGATAACGAACACGACAAAATTGTCGAGTGTCGGGCGTACAAGAAACTTTTAATGTTTTTAGAGGGTCAACCATCGGTTGCCGATAGATTAAAAAAACAATTAGAACAGGCTGATTAGACTAGGGGTGAGAAGCCTTGCCTCTTACCCCTTAATAATTAACCTTAGCGAGATCGCTACCTCGTACAAAAGCGTAAAGGAGAACAATGGAAGAAGAAACCAGCGTAGAAGTGGAAGAAACCACCGAGGAGTCGCTACCTGAAACAAATACCGAAGAATCTGAAGCGTCAGAGGAAACATCTCAAGAATCTGACACCCCGTCTGAAGAGACGATAAACACTGCCGAAGAGGAAGCGGAGAAGCCAAAATCTAGGGCTTCTGAGCGAATTAGAGAGTTAATCGCTCAAAAAAAGGCGCTTGAAGCGCAGGTTCAAAGACAAGAGATAGAAGGTGTTGACGAAACTGGTATTGATCCAACAAGGTTTGCACAATCGGTAGAACAGAGAGCAAACCAGTCTGCTGCCAATGTCGCCCAAAGCACTGTCGATTATTATGAAGCTGAGCGAGAGTTCCCTCTCGTAAAGGACAATAATATGGTCAGGTCGAGGGCTGCTGTGTTAGTAGACGATGGATATACATACCGCCAGGCTGCGGAAATTGCCACTCTTGAGTGGAACGAAGCAGTTGGTGATAATAAGAGGCGTCAAGCATCAACTAATCTTCGTCAAACAACACAAATTCCTTCTGCCGGAAAGACTAAGGTTCAATCCTCCGATACTTTCACAAGAGCGGAGATAGCCAAAATGTCACCCCAGGAGTATGTGAAGAACCAGAATGCTATTCAAGCCCAGCTAGAAAAGTTTGGAGCAGAAAGTTTTGAGTAATTTAACAATTTAAGGAGTCATTGTGGCAACGAATATTACCGCAACAATGGCTGCGTCTGGTCAATTTATACCAGAGATTTTTAGCAAAGAGATAATTGTAGCTCGAGAAAACAATCTCGTCCTTGCAAACCTTGTAGACAGATATGACTCAGATGTTAAGAATGCCGGAGATGTTATCCGAATTCCTAACCTCTCGTCTATCACAGCTACTTACAAAGTTGAAAATGTTGACGCTGCACAATCAGCTACCACTGAGACTGCATCATCGATCACAATCAATAAGCACGCTGTTGTCAGGGTTACCATCGAGGATATGGCTGCGATTCAGTCCCATATTGATCTTCGTCAGAAATACACAACTCAAATGGGTAAATCTATCGCTAAAATCACCGACACCGACATCAGAGCACTTTACTCTGGGTTGGCACAAACCGTCGGTGCTGGTGCGACCTCCTCAGACTTAGCTTTGTCAAAGACTTACATTTTGGAAGCTGTCAGAAAACTTAACTCGAAGAATGCCCCATTCGAGGATAGGTCTTTCATTGTTGAGTCTTATGGTTACAGAGATTTGCTAAATACTGACGACTTCGTAAGATACGATGCCGTTGGTCAAGCTGGCGATAAAAACGCTACTATCTCTGCTAAGATCGGTAGACTCTACGGCGTAGATGTTTATCAGACAGAGCAAGTTTATACGCTTTCTTCAGTCGCCTATGCAATGCTCTTCCACAAGAGCGCATTTGGTCTAGCTGTTCAGAAAGCTATGAGAGTACAAGCACAATACGATGTTCCTGCCTTGGCAACCGAACTCGTAGCTGACTCTCTGTATGGAGTAGCTGAACTTAGAGACGATCACGCAGTCTGCATACGATACGGTCAAACCTAAAATGTTTGATTGGGGTATTGCTCCGCTTGCGGGGCAACCCCCAGTTAAGCGCAAGGGAATATATGGCAAGGAAAGGCAAAAATGTAAACATAGAAGATCCGATTTACCTCCTCGATAAGAATCGAGGGTTTTTGCGTATTCCGGTATATCCGGCTTCTAATGGTTATATTGAGTTTAGAAGCCTAAAACACACCAATAGGGAGGCGTTTAATAACAACTACTTCGACCTCAAGGTCGGTGATGAGGTTTATCGCCTACATAGGGACGAAATACAGGAGGCACTGACATATGTGTAACAACTGCAAGAAAAGAAAACTTGAAGGGTATGTTTATTGTGATGTATGTGGAAAAAAAGTCGGAGGACAAGAAATTATAAGAACAGGACCATTAACAAAGACGAGGTAATATGAGAATTATCGCATTGATGCCAACTCGGGGGACGATATTCACCAAAGCCGAGGTTGCTTTGGAACAGGAAATGTTAGCTAACAACCAACTTCCGTATATTTTACGGACTGATAATCAACCGATACCGGATTGTAGAAATACTTTGGTTGAGTCGGGGTTAAAAACCAATGCTACCCATTTTCTATTAGTAGATGACGATGTGATCATCAAAGAAGGTGGATTAAAAGAGATGGTCGAAGCTGACGCTGACATAGCGTTCATTGACTACCCTATGCACTACGAGGGCGAGAGATTTGGCAATATGGGGACAGCAACTTATGATAATTGGCTGCCTGGAGACTCAACTGAGGGTAAACCTGTAATTTGGGCTGGATTAGGGTGTTGCTTGGTAAAAAGAGAAGTATTTGAGAAGTTAAATGCTCCCTGGTTTGAGAAGATGAACAAAAAGCTAGAGCGTGATGATAATGGGAAACTAGACCTCAAAGGGACAGAGATTGATCTTTCAGCCGGAGGTGGTGAAGATGTCTACTTTTTTATGAACGCTAGAGAGAAAGGTCTTTCAATTAAACAAGTCCCAGGGTCGTGTGGACACGCTAGATTTGCTCGTATAGTCGGGTCGTTCCAAGAAGATAAGTATTCAACGCAACATAAAATAATCGTAAATAACAATGTCAAAAAACCATACAAATAAAATAGTTTTCTACTGCGGAAGCTCGATTGACGAGTGGAGTCCAAAATCCGAGGCAAAAGGTATCGGAGGATCAGAAGAGGCAACAATAAATATGGCTAGAGAGTTGGCTAAATTAGGCAACGATGTTTGGGTTTATAGCCGTTGTGGCGATGATGAAGGCGAGTATGACGGGGTTAAATATGAAAACTACGAGTATTTTTCTGATGTTGAGTGTGATGTTTTAATCTTTTGGCGACAACCTAAATATATTATCGATCATAAAGATAACTTTAAGGCTAAACAGGTGTTTTTATGGCTTCACGACACCGTACCGCAAGAGGAGATACTACCGATTAAACACTTTGTTGACGGGATATTTGTTTTGTCGGGTTTCCACGCCTCACTCTACCCTGCTTTGCGGGATAAACTGATAAAAACCTCTAACGGGATAAATTTAGACCATTTTAAACAAAAAGTAACCAGAGACCCTTATAAGATAGTCTATGG